GGGTTTACGGTATGCACCTTATTGCATCGACTGTTTCCTTCAAGGCTTCTCGGCTTTAAGGCAACAGCTTTTATCTTACATAAATGCATATTGAAGTAGTTTATCACAAACTCTCAACTTTCAGCTTACGAAGCCATGGAGTGAGATATAAGCTTCTGAACTATAAAATCTTCCATCTAGTACCAATTCAACTTTTGTGTACCACTGCTATGCAACCATTCGATTCTACCTTAAGTCAAAATAGCTAACATAATCCTCCGGCGCTTTTAGCATTATATAAAATCCCACCTCCGTAAAGTTGTCCGGCACACCCTGAACGATATTCGCATTATCCTTAGCTTGAAAAGCAAAATGATACGCTTTAAATATTTCTCCGTTCCAATCAACAGGTGTATAGGTTGTCGTTCTATTAATAATGTAGCACCCTTTTGTAAAAGTTTCCTCAGTGAAATATTCTCCGGCAGGATCAATTATAATCCAACCATCGCCTGCCGACACCACTTCGTAAACACTGTCATAATACCTTGTGCCGATTATCTCGATAATATCTCCTGTGGTATAATTGCAGCTGCATTTTATTTTAACATTACCATCAGTTTGCAATTCGGTTGTCGAGTTTTCTTCTATATCTCCAAGAGCTACATCTATGGTTCTTATAAGAATGCTTTTTTCTCGTTCTGTTGAAAAGCCAGTTTCATATGAATCACTCTCCCGACAATGCAATTTATATTCAATAGGATCGGACTGCTCGGCATCAAAACATTCACAACACTTTGCAGCCAGTCTTAATTCGACATAAGGTTTAATCCACTGCCATTCATCTGGATTGTTTATTGGTTTAATATCGGTATTTTGGATTGTTGCCTTAGCTTCAAATACATGCACCCTGCCATCCAGGCATAGTTTAACCTTATCAGTTGGATTATACGATTGGCCCCAAACCCAATAAGCTATCGCTTCCTTTTGCTCATCGGTCAAAATTTCATAGTACAATACATATTTCATAAAGGCATAAGGATTGTATTCATGCGCTGGACGGTTTGGAACTGGCGGTTTATTGTCTAGTAGAAAACCTCTCGGCACATCTACATGATAAAATGTCGGCTGCATAAAGGATTGGGGTATTATTTCTAAATCAAGAACAATGATGGGTTTTTGATTCAGATCAACACCAAGGCCCATATCATTATCGCCGTACCATGATGATGTACCCTCCCAACCATCCCGATAATTCCATTGTGTAGGTTCAAGGCTATACCAAGTTCCATAGGATGACAGACTTGCAACCATATACCTGATTCGTATATCGTTTGAATTTGTTGTTACTCTATTGCTAATCTCAAGTAAGCCTTTGGTGCTCTGACTTCCAACAAAATGCATATCATACTGGTCAAGCTGATCTGTGAACGATAGTCTTATTAAGACATGTTCAGGCGGCTTAATCAATTTATAATTCCACTGGGCTTTGACAAACCATCCATACCATGAAGCTTCCGGGCTCTCAGGCCAATCTATATGTGTTTTACATTGTGCAATTCCGCCAACATCCTGATTAGCATATTTGCCTTCATCTAATTGTTTAAATCTGGAAACAGGGTTATCAAGCCAATCTGGTGTTATATTTTTAAATGATTGTGCTGCACCAACTATCTCGCCGACACTATCGTATAAGCCGCCGCTTGCATAGACACATACAGTTTGACTTGATAATGATGGCGCAACTTCTTTATATGTGGCTAAGGTTAAAATATCATATAAATCAACTAAAACTTGCGGCTGCGGATAATAATGTATTTTATAAGTAATTGTACCATCTTCCGCTTTCTCCCAGAATGCACCCATACCATCGTGCCTCTCGCAAACTTCTTTTGACCAGCAGGCTAATGAATAATAGTTGCCATCGCTATCTTTTAATGTGTCGCTGACAGTAATATACGTTACGTTTTCATCTTCATCGAATCTAACATCTAAAATATAAACCGACTTTATATTGCCTTTGACTTCAACATTTATATTGTTACACAAATGAAGCATCCATCCGGCTTTTACATTGCTTGCCACATCAGAATTATTTTCTCGATTACCACTTACGGTAAAAGTATAAATAGGAAGTACACCAAATTGCTGATTGTTTGCAGGTGTGTTTACAACATCAGTAATATCCTGCTTTGCATAGTAAGAAATCGCCCCATCATTTACTATCGTACCCTTTCTATAAGCCATACCAGATTGCCAAGTTAATCCTTGAAGTTTGAAAGGTGTGACACCCATCGACTTATCATCAAAATGGCTCAACAGCGGCGTTGTATATGTTAGCGAACTGAACCACCTTTCTGGATATTCTGCATATCTGGGCAGAGTCGAAAAAGTATGTACACCATTACCAATATCCCATTGGAATGTTGTCGGGCTATATGTTTGATGTAAATTAGGCGGCTCTCCTTTGCTGCCATCCCTGATAAATGGAGTATGCCGGCCTAAAGAATACTGCCATGTTTTGCGGAAAGTGCCTTCAGATTCGGTATAACAATTCCATCCTCTCAAACAGGTATCTGTGTCGGGGTAGTTATATAAATGACTATATTGCACACTTCCTTTTCCTACAGTAGTCATTGCAGCCCATCTGCAAATCTCCGCCGGAATAAACTGCAAACCAATCTGATATGCCCAATCATACCTGCCGAGTTCTGTTAGAAAATGTTCAAAACCGCTTTCATTATCGCCCCAGCAAGGATCATTGACATCAGGATAATCATGCCAATTGTCACATTCATTTTCACAGTAGCCGACATAACCATTTTCAGTGTATTTGTATAAACCGCTGTCAGAAGGATCATAATATATAGAGCCAACCGTCGGCTCTGCGGGTTTATTTGAAAAGAAAAATCTTCGCCAATTGCTTTTATATAAACTGCTTGCAGGTCTGCGCCAATGGGCTTGACTTAATATGATTTCAGCATAATTTTGCAGGCCGCACATACCATTAGAGCCGGCTTTGGGATTTACGGTCCAGTTTCCAATATCCAATGGCGTATTAGCCAACATATCACCATTATTTGCATATTGATTGCCGGCAAACCAATGATTCCAGCCTGCTAAAATTCCATAGGCATCAATCTGCGGGAAAGCATATTCATCACTAACAAGTACAGCATCCCATCTATCACATGTAAATACAGCACCAAGGGATTCTGGTTGTGTAATATAGCGCCTATTAAACGGCACCTTACATTTTCCATCTTTGGCCCAATATATACCAACTTGGCCCGACGGCTTGATTAATTCTTTTTCTTTATATGCATATATAATAAGTTCATTCTGGTTTTGCGGATCAGTTTGAGTTGGAAATAAAGCTGATGAGCAGCAATTTATAAAATTTTCAACCCGTGCAATTTCAATACCTTCTTCGCGATCAATTTCAATTTTGTAATCGAGGGTTTTACCGATAAAATTCTTGTCATAATCATGCAGATAGTTGCCGTAATCTGGTATAAGCTGCCATGCACTTACTGTATTATGCAGCCATCCATCATTTACACGTTCCCATTCAATTGCCAAATCATCGCGCCTTTGCCAATATTCTGTATTGGATAATGCAATACCGGCAGGAACATCGTGCAAAGCCTGATAAACCGTAATACCATCGATATCTCTAACCAGCCAACCTTTCGGCCACGATACAGGTGACCATTCACTGCCGGCATATATGCCTGCATCTTTCGTAATATCGAGTCTTTCACCTGCCCATAGATGCGGAGGTGTTGACGTTAATTGTATCGCACGTTTTGCACGCCAGCCTCCCTGCCATGAAATATATTTATCCTTTTGATAACTTTGGTCTTTGACCCATGTATCATAATGGATTTTCGTCTCGCAGCGGCTTGTCGTATTATTGTAATAAGTTGCAGGCGGCCCATAATCAGAAAGACTCCAATATTCTGTATTGTATGTGCCATCAGTTTTTTTAGGTGCCTGGCCTGCAGGAACATTTTTTACGGCTGTATAAATATTGCCATCTTCGAGATAGAATTTTCTCACGCCCTGCAAATAGGAATGGCTTGAAACATATTTAGGGTCGGCATTGACCGTATCGAACAGATAATATTCATTGCGGCTAAACTCTCTGGTATTTTTCCAGCGCAGCCAGCGGCCTGCATAAGTTTTAACCTGATCATTATTACCACTTTTTGTGCCCATACCATGCGAGCGGTCAAACGTGGCAATTTCAAATAAGGCTATATACTTATTAGGAACATCTGTATCCTGCCAATAATCTAAATTAGCTTGGGTTCTAAAGAAAGGTAGTGCATATTGATTCCACTTAACTACGGCATTGTCATTTTCGGTGTCGTAGCTTCCGGGAAAGGAAAACGATTTTGCTATTAATATCTGGCGTAAATCCTCAAAGAGTAGCGAAGATATAACAGGCTTGGCACCTCTGGCAATATCGGCTTTAAATTTCGTCCAATCAGCACGGAGCCAGTAATTCTGTAAAAGCTCTATACTCATTGAAATACCGCCATGACCTTGCCATCGACTATCGATATTGTTCTAATCTCAGGTTCACCTACCGGAAGCAGAGTTTCATCGAGATAATACCGTTTTGTTTGATCTGTTAATATGCGGCTTGTTATTCTTACCCTTGCCCCAACCGGAAAAACTGGTACACAATCTTTAACTAGAATCTCGAAATTATCTCCTTGTCCGGAACCAAGGGCATATTCAATCTTGATTTCTTCGCAAATATCCCAATCTGTCGCATTTGCATGCGGGGCAATCGATGGATATTGAATTTCTCCAACCTTCTTTATATAGACTCTGTTATTATCAGGGTCAATTATCGGTGTGCCTGCAGTATATGGCGGATCATGATTTTCCTGCCATTGCTGGTAGTTACTCGAATCGAGCCTTACAATATAAAAACCATTGCCTACATATTCAGGCGATGTACTTGCAGCATATGGGTCTTGAAATGTCGGAGCAACAATGATCTTAGCCCAAATTGTAGTAGCAGTGCTTGTGCCGCCAGAGCCGCCGAACCTTACAATCGCAAGTTTAGTTCCTGTTCCTTGCTCTTTATATAAGATAACAGCTGCACCTGACGCAGAACTTTCAAGCTGGGTTATGTCACTGTCTTTAATATCAGCAAAACTATGCCCTTCATCTATTATATTAATCTGTACCGCTGTAACCCCTGCAACATATGCCCTGCCTATGCAATCGATTCCGATAGGTTCTGCTGTAATTACAAATCTGCCGCTGGCGTGATCTGTTTTAGATGGAGTTACACCAGTTAAAACGGTAATTTCTTTAAAGGTATTTGTTGTCGGATCGATTTGGCTGCCACCAATACCGAGAATATTTAATCTGTCAACCGCTGCACCAGTTGTATTTTTTACATAAACCATATTTGCAGGCAGCGTTTTACCCGACTCTGTGGTTAAATTATTTTTTCGATTGATGTAGTCCTGTGCGGCATCGATCATGGCGTTATATGTACGGGCGGGAATTTTTAATCTCTCACCATCGCGGACTTTTCTAAATGCATCACCCATTAAGCACCTAACCCTAACGCGGCAAAATCGCCAGATTCATAAACTTGATGGACGTAAACAGCTTTTGGAATTTGAATGAGGCAGTTTTGGTCTGTACTTTTTTCGTATCTGACCCAAAGATACTCCCAGCCTTTTTTCTCAATGCCTGATATTGAACCGATCGTTATATTAGTTTTGTTCGGGCTTGCAGCAAATTTAAAATTGAGCTCGTAATCACCTGTTCTGCCATGCTTCGAACCCGATGCCCCCATGAACAATACTTCACCGGCCTCAAAACCATGCCAGGCTTGTGAATTTACCTTACTTGTCAATCTAAAAACGGATGTTTTAAATGCAGTGCTTATAAAATCGCGAGCAATGCGCTTTGTCTCATTAAAATTAAAAACAGGAACAATAATATCAACGCCATTGACTGAATTATCATCGACATTAATCGCTCCTTTAAAATCTGGAGGATTATCACCGTATGATCGAACAGTTAGCGGTGCGATTGTTTGAGTAATTTTCTGGCTGCCACCACCTGTATCAAAGCTGAATTCGATATCATCAGTTTCTCGACTGTTGTAACCGTAATATACAGTGCCAATCCAGATATTATCAGCTATCTGTTCAACGTCGAAGCCGGCTCGTGGTATTAGGGCTGTGCCCCATTCTGTTGGGGAGTTTTCCTCAAGGCACAAGATGGCATCGCCATCGTCGCCTGGCTGATTGAATTGTTCCGGCGGTGTAGCTACATCAGGCATTATAATATATTCAACCGTTGCGCTTCGGGTGTTGCCGCCGGTCCTTTTTCTGCCTGACCATCTTTCCTGGATACACAATGCCATTGCTAATCCCCGAACTCTACCTCATTGCCATCCATATTATCTGCCATTTCTTCTGTCGCCTCGGCTGTTCGAGTTGTGGCATCAGCAATTTTTTGCATAACGCCGCCTGCGCCAAGCTGACCCAGACCAAATGCACTGAAAGTCCCTGCTGTCGATGCCTTGGTTAAACCTGTATTAGCCTGCCAATCTTTTTGCTGCAGAGGTAACTTACCTTTAGGCTGCACAGGTTCTTTTGCTTTCGCAATCGCTGCATTAAATTCTTCTTTAGTTTTTGCCAGTTCATCTGCGGCTGCCTTTTTACCGGCATTGATGCCGTCAATTGTATTTTGCAGACCTTCTTCTACATATTGGTTTGCTCCGGCAAGTCCTGAATCAAATTGCTCTTTTGCATGTTTTCGTTTTTCGCTACGAGCTTTTTCTATTTTCTGAATTTCTGTTTGTGTTTCTTCTTCAAGTTTGAGCCGTTTTGCGTTCGCCTCATTTTCGGCTTTTTCTTTTGCAGCATTTGCATTGTCATCGCGCTCTTGCTTATCACCTGCAAGCATATCATCGAGTTGCTTACGTGCTGAACCTTCATCGAAATTAGGATCAGATAATTTCTTCCACCAGATCCAGACATTCATTAATTTCTTGGCAATCCAATCAATTGTATTTCCCCAGAATTGTTTGAAGCCTGCCCATGCTTTTTTAAAGACCTCAACCGTTGTTATCCACGCACCTTCCAGAAATGCTCCTGATTTAACCCATGCCTTCTTTAAAAACGATAAAGTCTCAATCCATGCCACCTGAATTCCATAAACTGCCGCGTCCCAGCCAACTGCAATTGAATAAACTGCTGAATACCATATTTCCATAATTGCCAGCTTTATGCTGTACCATATTCCGAGCATCCATTCTTTGGCCCTCAGCCATTCCATTTTTACAAACAGCCATGCAATACGAGCCGCTAATCCAATATCACCTTTTGCAAAAGCAGCCGCGATACCACCGATTGCGTTTGTTGCATCTTCTTTTAACGTATTAAAACATCCGCCTAACCAATTAAGCATCTTGCCGCCAAGTCCTGTCATCCAAAGCAGTGCACCAACACATAAACCTATTTGAATTATTAAAGTTCCAAGTGGCGAGAGCATTGCAGCCAAAACAGTACGCATAATCCCAAAGCCTCCTCGAACAACACCAAGCATCTTGCTGCATGCGATAAGAGTTTTACCGAAAAGCATAAATGCAGCGCCGCCTGCAACCAGAACAGTTCCAAGCCAAAGAATCATGGTTACAACGCCCCTGTGTTCTTTGATCCAGCGGGTTGCAAAGCCGATTATTTCAATCATTTTATTTGCCCATTCTTTGAGCAAAGGAATGACAGCACTACCGATTGCAACAGTTAAGCCATTTTTGATGATGTACCAAAGTTTCTTAACTGTTTCGTGGAATTCTTCACCTGCCTGAACATCTTCATCGCTCATTACCGCACCAAGTCTTTGAAGTTCAGCCTTATATTCCCCGATTGCGCCGGCACCTTTATTTAGCAGAGGTATTAGATTTGCACCTGCTTTTCCGAAGATTTTTAATGCAATAGTAATTCTTTCAGTTGGGTTTTCGATCGATGCAATTCTGTCTGCGATTAGCATAAAGAGTTCGTCAGGTGATTTATCCTTCAAATCAGCAGAGACAAGCCCAAGTTTCCCAAAGGCTTCTACCTGTGCTTTCGAGCCTTTATTTAAAGCAGCCAGATTTTTATGCATAAAAATAAGTGTCTTACCAAGAGATTGCATACTGATGTCATTCTGGTTTGCGGCAAAACTAAGCCCTTGGAGGGAAGTTACACTTACACCTACAATTTGAGACAACCTTGCAATATCATCCGCGAAACTGCCGGCGTATTTAGCGGCAGCAATCAAGGGAGTAATAATAGCCGTTCCAAGGCCCATCATTTTCGTGCCGAAAGAAGAAATGGTATTACCCCATTTTTTTAAATCTGCTTGTGCACTGCGCAGGCCACGCATTAACGCACTTTTATCTGCGAAGATCTCAACGTATGCACTGCCTGCTTTTATTGCACCAGAATTTGCCACTTCTTACTTCCCTGTAAAAGCCTTCTTAAATAATGCTTTTGACTTATCATCTTTTACTTCTATTACATTTTCTTTATGAGAATTTGTTTGCAGATATGGATTAAAATCGGCCGGCTTAAATACTTTTGCCTTTTTCGGATCACGATTTATATTGCAAAGTAGTGCCATTAATGCAGAAATTCTGTTCCATTCCATCCGGTCACGCAGTTCAATCGCCTCCGACATCCACCAAAGTTCCCGCAGCGTAAGAGGCGAAGGATCAACCCCTACGAATCCTGCTAAGGTGTAAACTGTCCGCCAAATATTTCCGCCATCTTTTTCTCGACATCGATTTGCGATAGATTGCTCGTTACCTTGTCGATTGCCAGATTTATCATCTTCTGCTGAGTCGCTGCCGCTTTGGCCCTGTCGGTCCGACCCCGCTTCTGGAAAAAATCGATCAGTTCATCATAGAAGGCATTTTGGGCAGCAAGTATTACATCACCGCCAAGAGATTGACCAAATTGGGAATCGGAAACTCCCAATGAATCAGCCTGCGGTTTTATTAGGCAATAAATAATATCGCACAAAAGTATCTCATCTGTTCCGATTCGTGTTAGAAGTGGCGGATCACCTGCTTCAGGTTCCAGCAAGTTTATATTCAATAAATCTCGCACTCGTTTTACGCTATCGATTGTAAGTGAAATCGTCCATATTCTTGATGCATTATCTGTAAATGTCTTCATATTATGCTCCTGCCACATCAATCCATGCTATAAATTTGCTCATCTTTGCTGTTACATCGACGCTGATCGCTTCTTCAAGACCTTCTGCCCTGTCGAACTTGGTAATTGCAAAATTGCCATGTGGTCCGCTTGCACCGTCCGCTTCCTTTGCATCGGTCAGACATGCCAGGCATATTGTTGTCGATGTCAGGAACGCTGTTTTAATAGCTGCAAATACAGTATCCGATGGTTTCCACTGCATCTTGAAATTAAGTTCGCATTCACGAAGTGTAGGCGCAGTCGCACGCCAGCCTGAATTAGCGCGAGTTGTCACATCTGCCTCGCCTGCAGAAAGAGACACAGTCAAATCCTTGACATTGCCAACTTCTGTCAAGGTAGCCAACTCTGCATCCTTTGCCCCCTGGTAAAGTTTTGCATTCATTCCTAAAATAAAATCTACTGCCATTTGAACCTCCTGAAGTTATTTATGAATACTATTTTTCCAAACCGCTGCCATCCTGGATTTGTTTACGGCTAATGCCGGCCCCATATACGGTCTTGCAGCGATATGGATATTTTTATTTTTTATTTTTGTACTGCCGCTGTATTCGAGTGTGTGCGGCACATTTTTACCTTTTGCTCTGAGTGCAACTGGACCAACCACCACAGATCTGGCCTGCGGATCGAACGAATAATAAATATAGTTTCGAAGCAGGCCCGTATGACTTAGAGGCGGTTTGCCGGGTTTACTGACAGTTTTTCCATTGGGTGCTTTTTTTATAGACCTTCTTGCAGTAAGCCTGATCATACCGCCGATTCTGTTTAAGACTGTTCGAGTAGCAGAATCTACGGCAGCAATTACCTTTGGACTATCAAAGAACAAAGTTTTTACTTTGAATAGCGATTTACCAAATTCTGATACTGCTTTTGCCATTAGCTAAAATATCCAAAAAATACATCCGCCCTTGTTACATTAGTAAGAGTGATTATTTCTGCAGCGATCCACGCAATATCAAGTCCATCAAAACTTACCGTCGTCATTAAATTATTGCCGCTATTTACAGCTTTAATATCTGTAGGCCAGCAAGAAGTTATTGCAGCTGAATCAGCATACCTTGTAAGGCTAGTTGGCTTGCCAGTTTGCGGGTCTTTATTGCAAACCATGGTACCAAGCGTAAATGTTATATCTCCGATAAGCTGGGCTGGGCCGCTATTTTCGTTTCTGCCACCCCAAAGACGAACGCCAACAACACCATTATCATTGCCACTTGCTGCAAGGATAAGTTCCAATCCTTTTATACTGCTTATATTTATACCGTGAGCATAAGGTGGTTTGCTGTCGAAGGTATTTGCGGCCATAGCAGGGTTATCAATTGCCTCTACCGATCTTAAAAGCTGCCAACCTGGCTCATTTCTTCTAAACTCATACATAAAATACTTTCTTAAATAAACCTGTTTAATCTTCTAAATGGACTTGCCGGAGCAAGTGTGCCAACAATATTTCCATGTTGAACGCCTTTTTTTACTAAATCTGCACCAAGTGCCAGTGGAAATCTTCTAGGCTGATTACCTGTGCCGTTGTCACTTGCATGGTATGTTTGGTAATAATTTGCCGATGTATTATCAACCAAGACTGCGCCGTTGTAGGCATTGCAAAATAGCGTATCTATAATATTGCCCTTTATTACTGCTGCGCCTATGCCCATCCAGCCGCTTGCATTAAAACCGTAAGAGCTTTCCGAAAGCCCGCCAATAAGCGATTCTGTAATGACAATATGATTTGCAGGAGCATTATATGAACATATGCCGCATCCGTATCCTGTACCACCCTGTACAGTCCTTGCGGTCAAATACGCATCGGCATTCATAATATGTATTCCGTTGTTGCCGTTATCGCCGCCAATGACTTGATCTGCTATGATGTAAACTTCAGAAGCTTCACAATATAAACCGCTTGCAAAACCTGAACCCTGACATATACCGTTTATAGATACATGATTTTCACCACCATAAATATAGATACCGTATCCGCCCAGTTCAGTACCGCCATATACATTGCCATTGATAATCAAATTTATTGAATAACCAGACAAAGTCACCGCAGAGCCCATTGAGCCTGTGAGATTGCCATTAATAATTATTGTTGCACCATCAGCTTCGCAAAATACACCTTCACATACATCCGTGCTTGACCCTATCACATCGCCTGTAATACATACATAAGGTGAGCCGCCATACATCATTTGAATACCAAAGCAGCCATCACCGATTACATTACCATTTACGGTAACATGTGCACTCGACTGGAAAACTAGCCCGGAATTACTGATGCCGCGAATTGTACCTTCTATTTCCAGAGGAGTTGTTGCATCTGCCGGATCTTGAATTAATATGCAGGTATCTTCATCAGCAATTACATCACCGGTTATTTTTACAGCCCCTGTTGGATTACCGGCTATGTCCCGACCTTTGAATACAAAATTTCCACCAATACTGCCACCTATTTGAGTTACAGTTGTCAATTCTTTGCATGTAAAACTGGTATTTATCCTTATATTGATTTTACCGTTGGCGAAAAGAACAGTCGTTCCATCGCATGTTGCAAAATCAACAGGTGTATTATTTGTCGGATGCGTATGCCACAAGCCGGCTGCATTTATATTTGTATTGCTACTATGTGCATACCAGATAGGCATAGTTAAATAACCTTGCGAATAGAATTAATATTGCCAATCATCGTCACAAACTGATTGAACAGCAGGCCGATTTCCTGAGAGTACTGGACGATATCAGGTTCCAAGGCAAAGATGTTCGGGATATATACACTTTTAGTCTGCGAATCCGCAGCCGACCAGTTACCTTGCTCGTCAACTTTAGCGCCACGAAGTGTAATTTGCGCAGATGTAGCGATCTGACCGCCTGAAATATTGGTATGCAGAACAATACTTGGCGCATAAAGTGCATTTGGGACAACCGGCTCTTTGGTTAGAGGAAGTGGCATAGGAAAATTCCTTAATTAATAATTTTAAAATTCAATGTAATAATGCTTGTAAAAACACTTGGCGGCTGGATATGCTCAACCGAATACAATGGGTCGATAGATTGCTTAAAACATACAGCGCCAATATCCTGGTACACTTTATTGCGGAAACTTTTGGCAATAGCCAATGCAAGTTCTGTCAAGGCTGTAACTTCCGCATCGTCAGGCGATTTAACCGCTTTTTGAATAGCGATATCGATTTGATAATCGAATTCACTACTTGACCTGGTTGCAGTTGCGATATTTACAGCTTTAGGAACAACAGTTACACGCAAAGTTGATAAATCCTTCAATTCATAAAATGGAAATAGCGTCCTAATAGCAGTAAAAGGCAAAGTGAAACTGCCAGCATTTAAAGTCTGAACAATTTTTTCAGCTAACTGCAAAACCATTTTATTATTCTTCCTTTTTTATAGCAGCAAGGCCATTTGGATTATCAACTTTGAATGCATTTGCATCTAATAAACATGGCCGCTCGCGGCATACTGCACAAAAGGTCTGGATCGCATTTATCAATCGCTCTTCCTGGGAAGTTTTATCCTTGATCATTTTTTCAAGTGAAGCAACCAGGCAGTAATTGCTGTACATAAGATACGCCACCAAAGCGAAACATAGACCCAATTCGCCATATTTCATAAACTCGTCGGCTACAGTTACAACTTCTGTAGAACTACTGCTTCCAAGCATCAGAAAAGGAACCGCTGATATAGCTATCTTAGTTGTCAGTGACATAATCTAAATTTCCTTTGTGTGAAGACGGATGATTTTTCCAAATGGATCGCTGTACCGCCAGCACCCATCGTTAATAAATAACGCTTCATATACTTTTCCATCGACTTCGATCCGATCAGCTGCTTTTGGAACAGTTAATAATCCACCAATAATCAAATCAGCCGCACAAAATAAAAAATCTGTTACCTGCCCGCCAATTTGAAAACCTGATTCATCTTCTATTTTGTAATCTGTCTTGCCAAAACTGGCGCAGATATTGACACTATCTGCGCCACGCTTGTAAATTACCATTTCAGATGCATGCGTTTTCAACTTATCAGCTAAAAACTCTATTCCTTTTTTCAGGAGATTAGTCATTACGCTTCCTGTGCCCATGTTCCGCGAATTGCCTTGATTCGATAGCCATCAATACCATCAGCAACAAATGTTATGAAGTCACCTTTCTTGGCTGTGGCCTTGGTATTGGAAAGCTTCTTGCCATCGCCGCCTGCTGCGATACCGAGACCGCCAAGGTTTTTATCACCTGCCTGGAAATCCACTTCAACTAGTGCACTGCCATCAGCCGCTGCATTCATAACCGTAAATTCCAGCCCCGCTGCTGTTGCCGGCAGTGTAATTACCGTATTATCTGCTGTGCAATCGTAGCAGGCTCCCGATTCTGTAACACCAGCATTTGCACTTACAGCTTTGGTAATTCTTGCAGCACCCGCAAATGTCGGAATCCGAGAATCGAATTTATTCAATGCAACATAAACAAACTGATCCGCAGCTACAGCAGCGATTACTGCTGTGCCAAGAAGGACATCACCAGCCGCTTGTGCATCACCTCCGATTTGTGTGGCAGCTCCCGTCCCTGCAACACCGCCCTGCGGATCGCCGTCAGCATCGAACCAAACAGGAAGACCTGCCACAAAAGCTTCATTCTTTTTAGGAACTGCAAAGACACCTTGGACCGCTAGTGCACCTTTTGTGTTTGCCGGAATATCCAGCTTGGTGATACCGACAATACCTTTTTGGACCACGATAGTACCGGCTGCTACATCAACAGCCGGTGTGTAATCAATGGCTTTGCCATTTTGATAAAAATTAATCATTGGTTTTACTCCTATTTCAAAAAAATATTATTATGCTTCGCCTTTAAACTTCACAGCGCCGCGATAATCCTGTTCACGAACACCGAAATCGATAAAGCCCCTGAACTGAATGCCGAGTGTGTTAAAATCGGCATCGGTCTTTTCAACTGTTGGCTGATCGATTCCGTTGAGGAACGCAACTTCCAGGGCAGGAAGTCTATTGGGATCAGCAAACAGATACCATGCCTTTGAGCTATAGCCTGCAAACGATGAATTACTCAAATAGCTGCTCGAGACAACTTCATATTTACCAATATGAGGATTGGATGCAGGTTTACCCTTATTGGCCGTTGTAGTCTCATTCAAAGTCGGTGACTTCATCAATAAATCAGCTGGCACTCTGAGAGCGGTTGGTACCAGGATTAGTGATGGCTGAACACCAAGCGGTTTGCCGTTTGGTTTAGTTTGCTCGCCAAATACAACCTCGGCATCTGTCAATGAATCGACGCACAATGCCGTATCAGCGCCATCTTTGTAATTTTTATGAGCAGTAGAAAAAAAGCTCGATGGATTTGAAAGTAAAAGCCCCCATACAGCATCAGCAATCGCTTCCGCTGCTCCCATACCAATTTGTCTGGGAACATCCGTAAATGCAGCCAGATCATCATTGATAATCATCTGGCGGGTAAGAGCAAACATGATACCATGAGTATCAGCTTTCTGACCGTATTTCTGCTCATCGATTTTACCATGCTTCAATTCGCCATCAGCGCCAACTTGCTCAAACTTAAAACTTCCGGTCATCCGATAGCGGCTGTGTTCTTTAAAATCATTTACACTTGCGATCTTGCAGATCTTCCGCCACGAATCTTCGATATAATTGTATCCTTCCAAGAGCATTTTATTGGCTACATTGGAGAGTATTCCCGGCAGAGAAGCTGTACTGAAAGCTGCGGCAAGCCATGCTGAAGCATCACGCCGAAATCTTGGCAGCTGCATAGCACAAATCTGCTCACAGTACTCCTGAATACCGATACCACGGAGTTTTTCAGCAGCTTCCAAAGTCTGGTCATCGTAATATTTTTCGAGTCTTGAACCTGCAATACCTGAAGCCAACAATGCAACTGCCTCAAAAACCTTGGGAGTTGCCGTAATCTTCTGCGAAGAGACGATATTTACTGTAGGTCTTGATGCCCGAAGAACCTCAAGTTCGCATTTGCTCTGGTCCCAGCCTTCAGCAATCGCCTTTGCCTCGATATCATCATATTTACTGCCACAGATCTTTTTAATAGCAGCAATACGCGAAGTCTCTGCTGCGGCTGCTGCCCGGATATCTGCTGTTGTGCTTTCTGCGGTTACGGTTGTCTGTTCTTGCTTATTGTTTTCCTGATTTTCCATAGTTTGCTCCTGAAAATTTGCGGCAATAGTTGCCGATGTATTGTTATCTGCACCCAGGGTAACAAAACTTATTTCACCCAGGGTTGCTTTACGTGCTACATTTAATGGGCCGGTAAAATCCTTACCGTTTACATTTACATTTTGGCCTGCTTTAATGAATTCGACCTGATCAGCCCGTGCACCAATCGATGCCTGCCAGTTAAAACCTTTATCTGCCAAAGTAATAACGCGAGTTGCTCTGGGGGAATCACCAAGGATTTCGCCGACAGCGATTAAGTTATTTTCCAGAATGTCCACATGATCGGTCTGGCCAAGCAGATCATCGATATCCTGGTTATGGCTGATAAATATCGGCCGCGATGAACTGCCTGTATTTAATCCCTGCAAATCAATAACCACAGGATACTTCCAGCCTTCAAGCATCATGGGACCACCTGTATACGCCGTCATAGAGAAACGCCTGTTTTTGGGTTTTTCATTCTCACCAAGTGCCTGTGCTGCTTCGATTGAAAAGTTTGCCGTTAAATTTAGTTTATTCTTCATCTTCGTCTTTCTCCAAAATTGAAGTTGTTGCCGTTTGTTGTGATATGCCTAATTCGTCCATTAATTTTTTCTCGCGTGAGCGCTGTCGAAGTTCAACTTCCCAGTCTTTGCCTTGCTTTGCATATTCGTCCGCGAGCGTAGTTGTATGGTTAGCCAGTCTGATTTCCTGTGCCTTTGCTTCTTTAGCAGGATCGACGTGCTCTGTTCCATCCCAAAACCACTGATGGCAAGGCATCGTCCTAACAATAGTTCGCCAATTCAATGGCAAATAATCAGAGATGAGTATTGCTTCATTCAGCCATGCCTGTAAGATACGATCGAGTATCGCAAGTGCCATGTCCGCTTGATCCACCCTTATGCTCTTGTAATATGTTTGATGGTCGAGCCGGCCGGAGGCATAGTTGTATCCAGATGAATTACACGCCGCGATATTAAAAGGCATATTCAGACAGCGGGCGATTTCATTTAGGATCTGATTTTTAAATTCACCGTAAGTTGTAGTTGGCTGATGCGCTTCTATCTGCCCTAGTTTCCAGCCATCAGGAAGCGTTGTTGCCATCCTTTTCTCGAGTGCAACCACATCCATCGGCTCTAAATTAGCCGCTTCACCATTTGCAGGTGAATCGGTATATAAAACCGCTGCAAAATCAGCTGCAGTTTCGGCCGCGGCAATTACAGCAAGAGTATATCTTCGAAGCTGTGCAAATAATGGAAGTGCTGGTGTAATTTCAGGAATACCCCTGCTTTGACCGGGCCTATCTGCTCTGAACCAATGGATCATAGAATCAGCATCGATGGTGTTATATTCATAAAAGGCTGCATTCGAGAAAGAGCCTGGATGATTTTTTAAACAATAATAACTGGATGGATTACCAAACTGGTCGAATTCAATGCCATCGACTAATGACTGCGTGTTAAGAAATTTTGACCATGGCGTAGTAATCTGGTCTGCTTCAATTAATCTCAAATCAAGTTTAACCGGAGAATTCAAATTCCTGTTTATAGAAAGAATCCCAAAAGCCTCACCATCGCTTGCTCTCGCCATTCGCATGGTACGAAGTTTCTGGGCAAGTTTGATTTGAGATGCCCAGTTCATAAATTCCGTTTCGATAATACCGTTGCCTAAGGTCTCATCAGTGAGCATCTGGAGCCTTGGCCCTGTGCCGACGACGTCGTTAGCAAGCGTAGAAACTATTCCGCGAGCGTAACTGTTATTAGCAACTTCATAGCGACTGCGATTTCGAAGAGTTTTGCGAACATCGGCGTTTGTTGCAGAATCAGCCGACAGAGAATCTGCATTCGCCCAGTGCCTCTGGTTGTCAGCTGTGGTCTGGGCAGCATCGAACCTGGCCCGCAGGATACGTCCTGCCGGCTGTAAAACTTTTTGCTTTTTATTTTTGCCGAAAAACCACATAATTAAACCGCTCCTGATGGAGATAGTTTTGAAAACTTAATGCCGAGTCCTTTTTTCCGGCTGGCATTCTTACTTGCCAGATATTTATCCGCTGCTATCTGGTCAGCCAGTGAATGCTGCTCGACAGAGACTCCGTCGCTGGAAACTTTTGCTGGTTGCTGGGCATTATCCGAAATTTTCAAATCATTACTCATAATTGCGGGAGAAGGATTCGAACCTTCATGTTCCAGGGCATGAGCCTGGTGAGCTACCATTGCTCTATCCCGCCATGAGCAACTAAATTCTGCGAGCGCAAAAAAATAAGCCGTCCGGGTGTTCGGCCCCGAACGGCTTTTATATTTTTCTGGATTACCTGCGAGGATCAGTCGCAGTTACCCGCGTTATTTAGTTGTCGAGTTTGATTATGACATGTGAATTTTGGTATTCAATAGTGATTTTGAAATATTTAAATAATGTTACACATATAGATATAGTTCATTGTCCGAGCCTCTTTTCCCATGTCGTAAATCTTCGACCACATTTCTTGCATTCTCTTCTACGCACCAGTTTCCCATCTGATGCGGGACGTGTATAGATCACTTGAAATTGCCGGCTGCCACATTTCTGACATTCAAATCCTTTTATTCTTTGCTTCGGAATCATTCCTTTGTCCTTTTCTGAATATCTGATAATTTGATTTTTTCCCTTTTCGTAAATGTTTTTACATTGTGCCCGCTTAAACTGCATCCACACATTGATGCAGCTACCGAGCATCCCACCATGCAATCAAACCAATGATTATCGAGGCCGCCAACTTTTGGTGACCATTGATAAACTACCCTGCCGTGCCCTTCGGTTCGTACCCAACTTTCAGAACCGGCGATATGCTGGGCGAACAATTCATGCTGATGATTGCTTTTGCCAAAGATTGTCAAACTGCCGTGATCCCCCGCTGCTACAAAGAACCTTTCATGAACAAATGTCTTCCAATAATTCGTATCAATGGCAACGTGCGTGAACTCTCCAGTTTTATTTATGTTGGGTATATACCAATGATGGCCGTGCCGCTCTCCCGGCTTTCGTTTGTAGGTTGACATTGGTTTATTTGCGGCTTTGATACCAACACCCTTTGAAGCCATAATCGTTCCGCCAAGTTTATGGCGGATATTTTCAACAATGCCCGGCATATAACCACTATCAATCAGGCACCGGTCAATTTTCATAACGCTGGTACCTCGGTTCCAGTCTCGATTAAGAAAATCGCTGCAGAGTTTCTCTAATCCTGCTTGGATCGCACCTTCTTTTTCCATGCCGTGGTAAATATCCTGCAAACCAATTTGTGCTTTGCGAAGTGTAAATGATGCCCTTCTCTGGTCTGGATATGTTCCATAGTCTACAACAAAGCCTGTAAAATCTTCTGACCATGCGCATACCACATAAAAAAGTAATTTATCATGCACATCGATGAACATCGTAAGGTACTGACAGCCCAACGGAACCTCATATCTTTTTCGGCCATTAGTTTTTTCCATAACCTGTTCGATTGTTAAAACCTGTTCATCAGTTTGCTCTGCAACCGGATCGTTTTGATATTCGGCATAGAAGGCTGCCTCATCGCGAAGCATCAGGTTCATGGCATGCTGAATCGCAGATATTTCGTCTTCATTGTGACGCTGCGGCCATGCAACACTACTGCCGCTATCCATGGCGGCCCTATTTTGAATGTAAAATTCTGTTGCTTCTTTACCACCATTGCCGGATCTGAGACTATCCGCCCGGATTTCTTCATACTTATCCCAAAGTTTCATATCTGTTGGGAACGCATAAACCATTTTCGTACACTGACCCTGCCATTCAGGATTTTTATCTGGATCGAGAATCTGGTCAGCTAAATCATTGCAATAAATCTTTGTACAGGTAAGTAGTCCTGATATTTTTTTGCCAGGTCCTGCCATACCAAGCACATCACCATTTAATGTGCTCAATCTCTGGCCTGTTTGGTCAGCAGATTTGGCAGATTCTCTTGTTTGCGGATCATCTATTAAAACCAGATCAGGTCGAATGATCTTGCCATCCATGGTCGTATGTATCTGGCCGCGAATATTTGAATCCAGACTATCAACAGTAATTACAGAACCTGATGCGATGCTGCCTGCAATAGTTGGAATAACAATTTTATGTGTTCCCCATACTGGATATGTAAGCCTGCCTTCGTATCTTTGGCCACGTTGTTTATGGGCAGAATTTTCCAGGCACTGAATTGGATAAATGATTTCAGGGAAATCTGCTAAAAGCAGACTATTGCCCAGCATAGCAGCCTGAACACTTTGAAAAAGATTAAGCGATTGCCGGGTGGCTGAACCAATTAAACAAACATATTTCCTTGCGCCAATTAAAATTGCCCATATCGCGGCCGATCTTGTCAGAGCAGATTTACCGCTGCCTCTGGGCATTGCAAATGCGAACAAACCTCCATTAAGAACCGATTGTTCTATTTTTGAAATTACCTTTAGATGGTCATCTGACCAGGTTAAATAAAATACATCAGAAAAGTAAGTCTCGCAAAAGAACCTGAAATCTTTGCACGCTTTTTCTCGGCGATCTTGATTTTCAATCGCTGGAATTTCGCCTATATCCTGAGCTTCTTTGCGTGCGGCATTTTTAGCGATTAGATCTTTTAATCTTGATTCCTCGACAGACTGTTTCTGCTGTTTTGGTTTTTCATATTCTTTTGCAAGCCATGAGACATAGCGCACAAGATTTATATGTTTACCATCACCAATGCGGTATGCAGCAGAATTCATCTGCCAACGAAGTTGATTCTGGCTAAGCACATCGCCAAGCGGCGTTGCGTTCATCAATCGAAGCAGCTGTATCTGCGATAATTTATTTACATCAATTGCCATTATTGATCCTGCGATTTAGCCATGCCGCGTAATTAACCAAATTAATTGTTCCGTCTGCCGCGACAGGCGCACCCTGCGTGATATGTTTCTGGACAATCTCAACTTGTAATCCAAGCATTTTTGCTGTTGTTTCGGGCGTTAATGCCGCCGGGTTTATCGAATTTTTAACATTTGTGTCATTTTGTGTGGTCATAAAAATTCCATGTAATTACTTTAAAATAATGCATTTAATGAGTTGCTTTACCATTTTCATTTAGATAACACATGCATGCCTTAAACGATAATTTTGAAAGGGTAAAAAAATGGCAAAAGAACAAACGGCAAAAGAAGCATATAGAGCAGCCAAGAATGACATTGCGAATCTGCTTGATTGGTTCGATTGCGAGATGGGCAAAAATGAACCTAAAGAAATTGACTGGGCGGTGGTTGGCAGTCTCCAGAAAGTTCGATCCGACCTGATTGAAGCACTGTCGTCACTTTCAGGATTCGAAGAAAAACAAATCAAAGAATCACTGGAAGAATCAAATGAAAGGACAGGCAAATGAAGATTGAAATCACAAAAGGCAAATATAAAGGAATCCGAGGCAGAGTTGTTGGAGTTTATACCGATGGAAGATACGACATCAACGTTATCAAACCAAAATCTAATCAACCCAAAATCATGGTCATCAAAATTAACACTTGCAAGGAGATATAGAAAATGAGAGTTAAAACTATCACACTCGAAGGCGAAACGGGATTTACGGCAAAAATAACCAGAAGCATTCCTACCGAGGGGCTTGAATGTATTCTCTGCGAACTCCTCGATCCAAAAGGAAAACGCGTCTCGGTTCATCATGTCTCTAAAAATGATAGAGAGGACCAGTTCTCGATGGCTCAATGTATTCAATACCATCTTGATGGATGCCGGGGAACCAATTCGATGATCCATAGCTATTTTAGATATATCATTTTTTTCGCAGATTAAGGAGGATTGATAATGAACGAAGCAGATATTCAAGAAATTATCACAGATGCCATAGCGGACCAGGATGAAATCACAAGAGTCCGGACATTTGAAGAAGCCGGAGTTCTTACGACAAACAATGGACTTGTCATCCGAACAAGCGATGGCAGCGAGTTTCAAATTACTATAGTTCAAAGCAGATAGAAAACTATTTTTGAAAGGAACATTACAATGAATAAAGAAGAAATCAAAATCAGTAAAGTTTACGCAATGAAGATCGGCAAGAATACCGTCGGTGTCCGTATCATGAGCGAACATAAAGATGGTGGCTGGGTTGGTGTTAATGTCAATACCAGCAAGGAACTGATTATCAGATCCGCCGACAGGCTCATCGGCCTTTACCAAGTTAAGAAAAATAAATCTGCCCAAACTGAAAACAAAGAACCTGCCAAAGCTGAAACCATCAAACCATCCAAGCAAGGCGGCTTGACTGTCGCCGCCCAAATTCTTCAGGAAGCAGGACAACCTCTCAATTGTCAGGAGATCGTCAAGCAAATGCTGGAAAAAGGCATGTGGAAAACCGGTGGAAAAACCCCGGCCGCCACAATCTATTCGGCAATCATCCGCGAGATCAAAGATAAAGGTCCCGAATCCCGATTCATCAAAACCGAGAAAGGTAAATTTACGGTTGCTAAATAGTAACGCCATTACTTTACCTCCCCAACCCTGGCCTCTGCCGGGGTTTTATCGTTAGCTAATTTAGCTTTTTTGCCTGTGAATTGTTCCCATCTAGTTTTTATGACGTCACAATACGCCGGATCAATCTCAACACCGTAACATTTCCGCCCTGTTTGCTCGCAAGCAATCAGTGTGCTGCCGCTGCCAAGGAATCCATCAAAAACAATCGCTCCCGGTATGGAACTATTGGTTATACCTTTTATGCACAGTTCCACAGGTTTCATAGTTGGGTGAAGTTTAGAATTGAGCGGACGATTGATTTCCCATACTTCTGTTTGGGTTCTATCATCGCCAAAGCTGCTTTTACCAAACCAGCCATAAAAACAAGGTTCATACATACGCTGATAATTTGCCGGCGTTAAAACAAGCTGCTGCTTTTTCCAAATAATTGTCGCAGACCAGTGGCAGCCCATCCCAACAAGCCATAGTCTCATTCTCATTCCCTCTGGTCCGGATGCACCCCACATGTAAATATCGCCAGTATTGAATTCCTGAAATATTTCATACATCTTGTGGCAGAAGATACTCCACTCGTCTGTGGACATAGAATCATTTTCAATTGAACGTATTTTATGGCGGGGATTCTTTGATGCACCATAATCGACATTATATGGAGGATCTGTGAAAATCAGGCCCGCCTTGTCGCCATCCATCAGTTTAATTACATCATCACGGTTGGTACTATCGCCACATAATAATCTGTGTTCACCCAACAGCCAAAGATCACCAGGTTTTGTTATAGGTTCGGCCGGAGGTTCCGGTACATCTTCGGGGTCCGTAAGACCATCTTGTATCCCGGGATCGAGTATTTTGGCAAGCTCGTCACTGTCGAAACCAAGCAGTTCGAGATTAAAATCCATCGACTGCAAATCTTTTAATTCGATTGGCAGCAGCTCATAATTCCATTCTGCTATTGTAGCTGTTTGATTATCCGCAATACGATATGCTTTAATCTGGGCTTCTGTCAGATCCTGTGCAACATGTACAGGAACTTTTTCCAATCCAAGTCTCTGGGCCGCCTTATAGCGGGTATGACCGACGATTATTATCCCAGCTTTATCAACAACAATGGGCTGTCGAAATCCAAATTCCTTCAAACTTGCCATAACTGCCTCAATGGCCTTGTCATTAATGCGAGGATTACTCTCGTATGGCTTTATATCTTCAATACTGAATAATTCTATTTTCATAATAAAAACTCTTTCTAAAAAAATGTAGTTCGCGACCGAATGTCTTATTTACGCCGACCGTTCCCAGCGCCAATGCGGAGAATTATCTTTTTCCAAGTACCTTTTTTATTTATTGCATTGTTTGTTTTCATTGTTGTCCTGTAAATTTTTGCTTTCTTGAAATTTCACAACGTCTCTGCAGACTGAAATAAATTCATCTACCGACATCGTTCCTTTTGCCAAATTCATTTTGTGATCAACAACCCATATATTTGAAATATCATGCGTTCCATTTCTTGATAATGGAATGATATGATCCACCGAAGCTGTTTGCGGTGTTAATAGCCGTCCACTCAGAGCACATCTATATTTTTGATCTTCAAGAATCTTAAGAATTTGCGATCCTGTTATTGATTTTGCCATATCTTGCTTCAATCCTTTTCTGCTGATTTTTAGAAATTTGAACCGCCCATCTCATCCAAGGCGATTGCAGGTACTTTCGAGATTCGTTGTAAGCTTGTTCAACTATCCTTAATGCAGCTTCGTTCCACGTTTTCGTATTCCAGTCATCAAGTTGCTTGCGTCCTTCTTTGGAGAGTTTATCTTTACGACGTAGACGTAAAGCATGAGACATTGAATGAGCACGTTTAAACCAGAGGTCCTTTTGTAAGCTGAATGCAAAAAAATTTATTCTATGCATTTGTTGCTCTATAACTTGAGACCAATTCATTCTTTCAACAGTTAAATCATTAGGCATTCCTATTAGTTCACATTTGATTCTTCGAAGGTTGTGACCCCTTCGATCAATAAGCTGCAAATAATTTCCTTGAACTATTGCTGCAATTTTAACTGTCTTTATGATTAACATTTTATCCAACTCCCATAAGAGTCTGCCTGACAGTTATTCTTCCAGACAGACTCTTATGAATTCTACATTACTGAACTATAGTTGTTTTTCTTGCTTCACCAATGTTCTGGTACAACTGTGTCTCAACCGCCTTCACTTCCGGCACAGTTGATTGCGAAACCTGTTTCATAGTCAGTTCAACACCCTGCTTATGCGCATCATACTTGGCAAGAGCTTCGGCTGCTTTTTGTGCATTCTTTTTCGCCATTGCCGCTGCAAACGCTGCCGCTAGTCCCAGACCAACATCAATCAGCGGTGCATAAGGATTGAATGGTGAGCTCGCTGCATTTGCGGCCCTTGCTCCTTCAAGCACAGTTGTTAAACCATCCGAACCGCTGTACTGTGCATTTCTCAAAGCATCTGCAATCGCAACAGTTTTTCCCTGTACAGAGTCGATACCGCTTTGAAGCTTTTCGATAGTAGCCATGGTGTTGCTGTCAAAACTTCCATTTTGCTTTAGTGCATCAAGTGTTGCTTTGGTCTGCTGCTGGAAGTCATCAATCTGACTGCTAAGCTGCTGTGTCTGATCTGCCAGATTTCGAAGATCATCCGGCTGGACATTCGGCATTTGACAGCCGCCAATCCAGAGACCAAGGATCGTGACAATGATAATTGCTACAATCGCTAGATCCCATTTACTGATTTGTTTTAAAGATTTCATTTCCGTACTCCTGTAAAAAAATTGTTATTTACTTTCAGCAACGTTTGCTGATTTTTCTTTATAATTTATAAGTGGGCCATTGAGAACATTTTTGCTGCCACAACGAACGCAGGGTTTGACTACATTCAACTCTCTTCCGAAATACATCATTTGGCAATCCAGGCAGTAGTGAGCATAAAAATATTTTATTTCGTTTTTAATTATGGCTGTATTCATATCTTTTTTTCTTTGTTACTGTACTACCAGCAACATACCGGTATGTTTTTATTTGTTTGGCACTGGCTCAAATTCGCCGCACCAGTAATCCCCCACAACTCTTGGCCAATTACCAAAACATTCATACTCACTTTTGTCTTTTCGAATAATGGTCTTGCCATGACGTGGAGGACGTCGTCGACATTCGCCCTCACCCGAAACGCCACACTCTGGTATTACTTCATTGGGATCTGTTGGAAGTCCGGTATCATCGCGAGCAAAAAACCTGCAATTAAAGCATTCGATTTCAGTAGTCATTGTTTTGTGTCCTTTCTGTAAAAAATTATTTTTTTTCTCCGGCACTTCACCGGTTGTTTTTCTTGCTCGCGGAACCCTAAACTTGCGGGGGAAATGTGTGTGTTTCAGACACACCACATTCCCCCCTTTAGGGGGGTACTGCGTCAGTTCCGCGTGTAGTTCCAAAAATAATTTTCATAACTTTATGTTTTAAAAGAGCTTATCGTTTTTCATCTCGCGGAACTCAGACGCCGATTCCGACGCGTCTGGTTCCACGTCTGCGGCATATACTTAACTTGTGTCTTCATCACGAGTTAAGGTGGAACTATCATGGAACTCAGTTCCGGCCAGTTCCGCGTCAGTTCCGCATTTAATTTTGCGAACATACCGCTCTGACACACCGGTTAATTGAGCAATATTTGCAATGTCCGCGTCAGGATTTCGCGCTAGTAATGCGGCTACCCATTGGCCTTTTTCACCGCTAAAACCTTCGCGAAATTTTGTGTATTGAACCCTGCTACCGGTATGGATTTTGACTGCAAGATTTTCATCGATGGCCGAGTCAACCATCGCTTTGCTCTTGCGTTCAGAGAGGTCATAATGCTGACTAGCCAGCCGTGCAATATCGCTCATCAAGCACGGGTCTTGACTGCCAATGCATGTGTCAACAAATTCATTGAGTATCACTTCTTTTTTAGATTCACGTTTCTTTTCTGCGCCAAGAAGTGCAGTCGGGTCAGCGGATGTATCCACTTCAAATAACGGATGTTGTTTCCGCAAAACCAATGATTCAAGCGGAGCCCACGACCGTACAGCCGCATCCATCACAATTTTGTCAGCATCTTCATGCGGACGCAGGATGACGTGAGTATCGACCGCTCGAGATTGACTGCCGGCACCTGCGCCGACATCCGTGATGGATTTTTGAGATTGATTGCCCTTGCTGGTATGATGAATAAGGACAAATGCACAATTCAAATACATAGCAAGACAATCCAGACTATTGTACAAGCGGGCAATTGCACCGTTGTCGTTTTCATCTGTTTTGTCAGGCAGCGTACGGTAAAAGGCGTCGAGAATAATAACTTTATAGGTATTGGGCTTAAGCCGCCCAAAGTATTGGCCGAGCGCCATTAAATCTTTCAATTGACCGCGAAGAGATTTAATTTTCACTTGCTGGCTGAATAACTTAGGGTTTAGCTTCATTGCTTTAGCCAGTTCCATGTACCGATAGGTGAGAGTGTTGACATGCAGCTCATTATCGATAACCAGAACAGGTCCCTGCTCGACCTTGAATCCAAGCCAGTCCAGACCGGTAGCAATCGCAATTGACAGAGAATTGACCAACCATGATTTGCCTACTTTGGGTGCAGCGATAATATTCATCGTCTCACCCTCACGCAATAAACCATGAATGATTGGCGGATTGAGTCCATGAAAATCGGTTATCAAATCACTGAGACAAACCGCATCATCCTGCCATTCTTCGGATTTGCTGGCCAAATCTTTGTTCACAATCCCTGATAAATCCACATCGCTGTTATCTTGCTCTCTTTGGCCATAGCCTTGCGAAGCCAGTGCTCGAGCCGCTTGACCAAAATCTCCGTTATGTTCCAAAAGCGTATAAACGCTGAATGGTGAATAAGGCTTCTCTGCTTCAAACGGATTAGCATTGGTTGACCAGACATAGAAAACGCGATTTTTCAGCGTTGCTGACCAGCCCAGAGTTTTACCCGGCCTGCGCCAATATTCATTTTCACCTGCCTTGACACAGGTCCAGCCATGGGATTGCAATAGCGCCTTTACATCGCCGCGAGCGTTGTAATCATCGCCGGGACGAAGCCCGCTGTTAGTTAAGGTTGTTACAGGTTCGGGCACCGGTTCTGGTGTGGGTTCTGGGATAAATTCATTTAGAGACCACGCCGCTTCGAGCAAAATATCCCGCTCGCCAGAAGTTAAAACAGGTATTGCAGTAAACTCGCCCTGGATTAATTCATATCCGGCCGATGGTGCACATAGAAATAATCCACCTTCGCCGCGAGTTTCAATGAGCGTAAGAAGAATAAACCAATCGCCATCTTTATCCTTGCGGGGTTTATAGTTTTTGCCGCAGACCTCAGCTTCAGCTTCCGAGGGAACTGTCACTTTCTGCTGCGCTAATTTCATATTACCGCATATTTCAGTCTCGCAGCGGTAAATGACATGGAGGCCCCCTGACTGTGATCTTTCAATCACCAATTTATCAATCAGGCCGGGTGACTGGCTTTGTACAAGATCGTACCACCGCTGGTACGCCTGTGCTTGCAGGTCGAAATCTATCATTTCAAGATTGCCAGAAACCTTGCCCGCCACAATGCAAATACCGTTGTTGGAACCACTAAACCAGGATTGCAGTTCCGAATCATAAGGAAGACGCTGCTGGTATTGTTTCCAGCCTGACAGTGCTGCAAATTTCAATTGGACATTTGCCGGTAAAACACAAAGACCTGCCTGAAGGTAACCTAATGATATTTCTTTAATATTGTGCATGCTGTCTCCTGATCAAAATGGAATAGAATCATCAGCCTGGATGTAATCAGGATCAGTCTTATCAAACTGCCAATCTTCAATTTCCGGATTTTCGAATTGGTAACTGACTATTTTTTCAAACTTGTCACCGGGAACTTTTTTAACGATTATTTTTATAGGCTCTTTTAATCTGCCATCCTGTGCGAAAAATACAGCCATATCGGATTTTTCCGGCATGTCTTCAGCGGATCTTTGTCTCCACCAGTCTTCAGCCTTGAAATGTGCAAAACCCGTGTGTTCAAAACAGATCCATTCAGAGATATATCTTTCCAAGCCTACTTTATATTGAACTCGCATGCTCTTAGGTGCGTTTTCGTCAGCGTTCCTTTTGGTATGAACGTTATAAAGCACCTCAAGAACATCATATTCTTCAACAATTGGATCTCCAGAAAGGATGTTTTCAGAGCTTGCCTTCGAATCATGTTTTGGTTTTTCAGGTTCTGGAAAATCGTAACCACAGGCTGGACATTTAGAATATGCCGCATGAACAATTTCAAAACACACCGGGCATTCTTTTGCCGGTGCCCTGCCATTGCCTTTAGAAAATGCCTGATTTATTTTCAGACAATCAATAGGGCCATGGCGAAGAATATTGCCGCCAAAATCGAGCACCAGACAATCTTCTTTACCTTCTGCAATCCTGCTCCCTCTTCCTACCATTTGAACGTAAAGACCTGTACTCATAGTTGGCCTGAGCATCGCAATGCAATCAATGTGGGGTGCGTCAAAGCCGGTTGTCAGAACATTTACGTTACATAAATATTTCAGTGCCCCGCTGCGGAAATCATCAATCATCTTCTTTCGCCAGCCATCGGGACTATCACCTGAAACAAAACCGCAATCAATATTGTGCTCTTGCTGGAATATCTTTTGAATGTGTTTGCCGTGTTCCACTCCTGCTGCAAAAATGAGAACCGCTTTTCGATCATGCGTATATTCGAGTATTTCAGAACATGCGGCTTTGACGCGGGTTTCAGTATCCATCAATTCTTCTATTTCATTGACGATGAATTCACCGCCTCTGATATGGAGACTGCTTGTATCAATATGTGTTTTTGATGCCTTGCTGCGCAAGGGTGAAAGGTATCTATCTCGAATAAGCTCTTTAATTCCTGCTTCGTAGCAGATTTCATTTAAGATATTGTCAGGCCCACATATCATACCTGTGCCGGTTCGATATGGTGTGGCGGTCAAACCAAGTAATCTGACATTGGGATTAACGATCTTTGCATCCTGCAAAAACGATCGGTACCTGCCTTCACCATCGGCCGGCAAAAGGTGTGCCTCATCAATTATGATTAAATCGAATGGTTCGAATTCAAATGCCATTTTATAAATAGATTGTATCGATGCTGCAATAACAGGCTGGTGCATATCTCTCTGTTTTAATCCGGCAGAATAAATTCCTACAAAATTATCGCCGAGGAAGTGTTTTATTTTTCCGGCATTCTGCTCGATAAGTTCCTGCACATACGCAAGGACTAAAACTCTTCCTTGCCAAAGTGAAACTGCATCGCTGCATATTTGAGCCAGAACAACGCTTTTGCCTGAACCTGTCGGCAGCACGATACAGCTGTTACCATCGCGTTCTTTTAAATATTTATAGCAGGCATCAACCGCCTGCTTTTGGTATCCACGAAGCTCTATCATTGATTTTCCTTATCGTTACAATTGTTTTGCCATACTTGACTGGTTCTTTCATAACGGTTGTCAGATGTTTAATCTGGCAATCGTTATAAAAGGCCATTCCTTTTTCCAAGGCATCCAGAAGCGGTTTTTGAATATTGTCGATATCACGCTTTCGTTTGTCCGGAGGGTATGCCCGGACTTTCATTGCGAGCATACCCATCATCGGACTAACTTTTGCTGCCATAAGAGCCTTGCAAACACGATTGCGAAACATCATGCCTTCGCGCCCTATGAACGTCCTGTTCCCCCGCCGCCTGAAATAATGATTAATACTTGGCGGATATGGCAGCTCTATCGTCAGCGTTTCCAGGGTGCAATTCCTTTCGCAGCTGGACTGCTGTTTTGAACAGGAGCAGTTTCTTTTGCTGAATAACCTTTTATTTCATTAGCCAGTTCATCTGTATCATTGCGTTTTTTGAGTTTGACATTGATCATCAGCGGAAGATTATGAAGTTCCGCTGAATCTTTCGGAGTCATTACGCCGACCGCTTTGCATATTGCAGCAAGCTGGCCGCGTGAAATCTTGGCGGTAGTTTCGTTGGCATGTTCCAAATTCAATCTGGCCCACAGGAGCCTGTTTTTGTACTGCCCATCGATAACCTGGAATGTCAATTCCAGGTAATTACCATTTCCATTCTTTGTCGGTTTAAATTCCGAGTTGGTTATAACCGCCAAATATTTTGCTGCCGGGATCGGATCAAAATCGGCTACCGGTTCTACATTGTTTGCGTTAAAGCCATTAAGATTAGCCATTGCTTAAGTCTCCTATAGTTTGAGGTTGATTGTTATTATTTAGTGCGTTTATAAATGCATCCCATGAAAGAGGGATTTCATATGGAAGGTTGTAGCGGTTCTTGGCAATGCAAGATGGACCGCCGACGGTGCGAATTAATCGCTCACCGCCATCTTTGCCAAGTCCGACAGCTATCGTTCGCTCTTTTCCAAAACCTATATTTTCGGATTCAGTTCGGAATTTTCGTGTTGCAAATAAAACCGCATCAGCCCATTCCGTAAGTAATGCTGTCGCATGTTTGTGCATACGCGGTGTATATCTGTCATAAGCACTGGATTCCGGATCTTCGAACCGCTCCACGCGCGAATGTGCGACAAGGATTGTTGCCATATGCCTTTCGGTTCGCAGTGAATCCAAGGCATCTACAATCTGACGCCAGAAACCAAGTGCAGCGATATAACCTTTTCCGAAACCGCCATCAACTTTTTCGATCGTGCTTGCACCGGAAAGTCGGCACAGTTCATCCCAGATAAGCTGCTCCAACCAATCGCACGAATCAATAATTACGGTTTGATAATTATGTTGTTCTATAGCTAATGCTGATAGATAGCCTTCCACATCGCTGTATTTTTTAGCCATGGGAAAACTTGCGCAATCAATTTCATTTAATCCATCCTCGGTTGGTATGAAGATTGGATTTGGAGCCTGCGCTGCAAATGTGCTTTTGCCGATCCCTTCTGTGCCATAAAGAAGTATTCGCGGCGGCGATGATTGCTTGCCTGTTCTGATTTGTTCTAACACTGACATATTACTTGTTTCCTTTCTATAATTAGAGTTTTGTTGATTTTTCGATTTGTTCTTGAGATGTTTCATCAAGTGAAATTTCACTTGGTACCGCCCCCGGTATCTGGTCATCCTGATCGCTTATAGCCAGTCTGCTTCGCTCGGCCATCTCATCCAATGTTTGTTGACATGAGGTGTAAAAGTGCAGTTTATTTCTGCTGGCAGATTTAGCAACGTAATCAGATGCTATTGTTCGCGCCCTACGAAAGCCAAACTTTCTAAATTCTGCTACAACATCCGGCATCAAGCCGTATTGCCAGCCGTCAAGCATATCTCTATAACCTTCAAACCATTTGGATACGGTATTGTTGGTGGGCATTTTCAGTCTTGCACACATCAATGCTTTTTGTGCAGCCTCAATACCATCTCTTTTTAAAATAGTGTCTACTTTTCCAAGCAATATTCTGGCCTTTCGCAGTTTTTCAACCTCTTGCGCAAGCCTTTTTTCGGATTTGTTTGGTTTTACTTTTTCCTGTACTTCCATTTGAACGCTCCTATTAAATGATTCTTATTTTTTGTAATTTATTGTTTTCTATAAACCACAAAGCGGATAGGGGCGGATTATTGCGGATGTGTTAAAAACCTCATTTTTAAGCTAAAAACAAAAAAGCGGATTTTTTTAAAAATCCGCTTTTATCCGCTTTTGTAAAAAATTAACTTTAAAATAGTGGCTACAAATCTTCTCTTTGTACTATATTTCTGCTGCAGCGACCGCTGCGTGGAGTGTTTTTGTGTGTTTGATGAAATTTACGACCGGCGCGTACATAACGCTGCCATGTCTCAAATGCGGGTAAATCGTAATCTCTAGGTCCCTCTTCCTTTAAAAACACGTATGCCTCTCGATCGGTAATCTGATGGCCTATTTTAGATTCACTATAAGCGAAACTTTGATATGCAGATTCAACGGAAATTGGTAATTGGCACTTTTCTTTAGCCTCGATTTGCTCAGATGATAATTTGATTTCATCCGGCACTACATGAGACACCTTATTAAATCGCGTTTGATTAGGTTCAATATCAGGTTCTACTACGTTCCTTAATGCTGCTTTATATCTTCTATCTAAACGAACCATTATTTTATTTAAGAACCTTCTTGCTAAATCTAGAAGCCGTTCTTCCTCAAGCACTATAATTTTAGAAGGAGCTATTCCCAAGTACCGATCACTTGTATAGAGTGCACCTATTGTATTTCGATCCAATCCATAGATAATATGATGAAATTCATCTAACGATATTTCACATTCAATTTTTAATTTCTGGGATATTGATTTAATGATAGGCCAGAATTGTACTAAATTTTCATATAATTTATCTTGCCTATAAAAATAGTCGGAATTTGAGGGAATATTTTTGTTATCATTTAAATAGCAAAAATCACTGTAAATTTCATTGAAGACTTTATATTCATCTTCTGTAAAAACAGGCTCTACGACCCTATCTTCCATAAACAATTACTCCATAAATGCAAAATCAAATAGTTAATTAAAACTTCAATCCATTTGCAGCAATCTATGAGTCCATTCATGATTTTGGCTTGTGGTTTGACATACCAGAAATCTTTTCTGGCCTAGGTCGTGTCGGCCTTGCAAGAAAAAAATATATTATTTCATTTTTATTTTTGCAAGAGCAAAAACATTAAATAACAATAAATCTGATAGTTTATGCAAAAGTCTCATTCGTTTGGATTAGATGAAATGAATTTTCATTGACCATTTTCAAATTACAATATATTGTTCATAAACTATGAAACCACTAACAAACAATCAGAAGAAAATCCTAAGTTATATCGAACGTAGTTTTGCTAAGAATATTTGCCCAAGTCAACATGAAATGGCTGATCATTTTGGTGTTACTCAGAATGCAATTTGCCAATATATAAACAGCCTGAAGCTAAAAGGATATCTGGAAGGATACAGCCCTCATAGAGGTCTGAGGTTCACTAAAGAATACGAGGCCGCTAAAGAAAAGGGTACAGGTCTGCCACTTATAGGCAGAATTGCAGCAGGTGTTCCTATCTTAGCCGAAGAAAACATCACAGACTATATAGATGTGGGAAATATTATAAAAAAACCGCACAAGGATGCTTATATTCTGCAAATTGTCGGTGACAGCATGATTGAGGACAGCATCAATGATGGCGACTATGTGATTGTCAAGCCGCAACGTACGATTGAGAACGGCCAAATTGGTGTAGCACTTATCGAAGATGAGGCAACAGTAAAAAGAATATATTTTAAAGCCGAAAAGCTGATTCTAAAACCATCAAATCCAAAATATAAGGAAATGGTCTATACACGCGACGATGAAAATGTCCGCATTGCAGGGATAGTGATTGGGAGTTTTAGAAGATTTTAATTAGACTATAGTAATTAATAGTTGGAGAAAAATTAATCACCATAATATGAAAAAATTAAACAAATAACCATGCTTCATTACGTTGAACGTAATCTTGCTAATAAAGTTTATCCAACTCAAAAGGAAATGGCAGAACATTTCGGAGTATCTCAGCATGTGATTTATCAACGCTTAAACAGTTTACGAAAAAAAGGATATCTGGAGAATTGCAGTTTTCGCAGGGGTACATATCTTTCTAAAGAATACCTTGCTTCAAAAGAAAAATCAGTCGGTTTGCCGATTCTTGGCAGAGTTGTGACACGTACCCCAATTTTAGCTGAAAAAAACATTACCGGGTATATGGATCTAAACAGCTTTATTAAAAAAGCACATAAGAATGCATTCATTTTAAAGACCGTAGGTGATAGCATGTTTAATGATAACGTCAATAGCGGTGATTACGTTATCGTCAAACCACAGAGCACCGTCGAAAATGGTCAAATTGGTGTGGCTGTTATTGAAAATGAGGCAACCGTAAAGAGAATATTTATAAAGGCTGGCAAAATAATATTAAAACCAGCCAACCGTAAATACAAAGAAATGGTCTATAAACGCGATGATGAAAATGTCTCCATTATAGGCATAGTCATCGGGTGTTTTAGAAGATTTTAGTTCTGAGAAATTTATTAAGATTACTATTTCCTCAGTCCGATCTTTTTAAGGTATTTAGAGCTTTTCTTTAAGCCCAGGTTCGATGCCTTAGCTTCAACGGATTTAGGTTTCCTATTTAACTTTTTAGCAACATCTTTTGTGCTGGTGTTAGGATAAATCTTCTTTAAAATGCTAGTTTCTTCTTTGGTAAATACGCCAGTTACAAGTTTTTTCTTTGCCATCATAATCTCCTTTCAATAACCATCTATATTTGTTTGCCAACTTAAAAAATACCAACCTTTTATGATATTTCAAGGGCTGGTCTGATTTCTGTTTCAAAAGCTTTTTTTATTGAAGAAAGTTTCCATTGAATAACAGATTTCTTTTGCTCAAGGATTGTGTTTAATTCTTTTTTAACTGCTGCAACAACCTCATCAGGAGTTCCAACTGCTTTTCTGATGAGTTCCGTCATACTGACACTATTCCTGCTTCTACTTGTACTTGCATTACAGAAACTACAGGATGATACAGTATTGGCTTGATCGATGCTTTTCGCCATATTTTCAAGCGATTCGGCTGATAGTTCTGGATACTTCCTCGATAATGCTTCTGTAATTTGATACAAATAACCCCCTTGAGATTCACCAATAAGGTGTTCAACGGTCATTTGTCTCCACAGGTCGAAATCCACTTTTCCTTTTGTTCCACATCCGCATAATTGACAAACGCATCCTGACCGAATATGCACTGAAGCAGCATAACCAAACAAAGATTGGCAATTTCTGTGATCGTATATTTCATTCATCAATAACAAATCCTTTAATTAATCTCAAGCAGTTTAGCTGAGGCATATAATTTTGTCTATTTTAAAATGCACTAGAGCTAAGCCGCGAGACTATGTAGTCAACAGCAAGTTCCTGACTTTATACGCCCTTCTATAAATTGTTTCCATTGAGACTTTAAAAAAGTCTTCACACTCTTTATTAAGAATACCGTGGATACCACAGGGCCTTTGATACAGATTAGAAAGTGCATATATGATTCCGCCAGCCCAGCCTCCAGACTTGCCCTGCATTGGAATTTTAAGAGCATCAAATCTCTTTACTATACGATTAACTTCATTATGCAATTTAGGGTTTGGGTATGCTTTGAAAAAAGCTGCTAAAAGTTGCTGACAGGTTGGCTCCTTGTTCTCGTTCATTTGCACTTATTATAACTATGTTTATTGTAAAGTCAATCTACCATTCTATGCCAATCAAAGTAAATGTTTTATAAAAATGTTCTACATATGGAACATTTTCATTTTAGCGTTTCAATTGAGTTGAATACCAAAACAGGTTTGCTACAACAACTATATAAAACCAAATTAAGGAGTAACATGGAACAGCAAGAAGCAAAATTAACGAAGAAAATTGAAGTTATGCCTGAATTGATTGACATTAATTTCATAGCACAAATGCTCAAATGTTCAACACGGCATGTAAGGCGACTGGTGAATGCACGCAGAATTCCCAAGCCTATTAAGCTTGGTGCATTATTACGCTGGATAAAAGCGGATATTGACCGCTGGTTTATTGAGGGATGCCCCAGTTGCCGCAAATAACAAAAATTTACAGAATTAACTTGATGTATTCCAAAAATTAGTGCTCATGTGTCACAGCTTGAAAGGACTAAGTTATGGCAACAATATATCGCAAAACTTATACGCAGCACTTGCCGCAGAATACCCAAATTGTGGAACGCAACGGCAAGAAAATGGCAATGTGGATAGATGGTAAAGGAAAGAAACATTTTGATGAAATTACAACTGGCAACAAGGGCCAGATAAAAATTATTCGTTACAGCCCGGTTTATTTAGCGCAATACAGGAATGCCGCAGGCGAAATGATATATGAATCCACTGGTTGCCGGGATGAACAGGCTGCAAGGCATGTACTGACTGAGCTGGTAAAAAGAGAAGAATTTATTAAAGCGGGCATATTATCGAACCAGCAATGTCGCACTGCCGATTATGCAAAGCTATCACTGAAAGAACATACTGAATCATATCTCGAACATCTTCAGGCAAAAACTATAAGAGGCAAACGCGTATCGGTTGCACATAGGATAAACGTAAAAGGACAATTGGAGAAATTAATAAATGATTGTAAATTTAAAAGGCTAATAGATATCACCCGCGACACTCTGGAAAAATGGATGAACCGCTCGGAGGCCGCCGGCATGGGAGCACGAACAAGAAACACGTATCGTGCGGCAGTTGTCGGATTTTGTAATTGGTGCGTTGAGACTGATAGGATGGCAACTAATCCACTGTCAAGGCTTTGTGCTGCCGATGAACACGCCGACAGACGTAGAACTAGAAGAGCGTTAACCGAAGAAGAATTGAGCAGACTCTTTACCGCTGCCCTGCTTCGCCCTCTCGCTGAATATGGTCGCAAATCTCTTCCCTTGCCCGCTGAAGAAAAAAAGGGTCGTAAGACTTGGCAGAAAGAATCATTTATTTTTGAAAGGCTTCAGGAATTTGCTGAAAAAGGCAAAGAAGTTTTAAAAGATAAACCGCAATTAATAAAAAATCTCCAGTGGCTCGGCTACGAACGTTCATTAGTTTACAAAGTTCTCGCACTAACAGGTCTTCGCAAAGGTGAGCTTGCAAGTATTACCATTGGTCAGGTTTGGCTTGAAGGTAAGCAGCCATATCTGGAACTGAAAGCCAAAGATGAAAAAGCCGGACGAGGTGCACAAATACCACTGCGAAAGGATCTGGCCGAGGAAATAAAATCTTTTATGAGAAAAAAATCGGTGAAAACATTACAACTCGATACACCACTATTTTACATACCCAAAGACTTCATAAAAATATTCGATCGCGACCATATTGCTGCCGGCATATCAAAATACGATGATCGTGGCAGAACGCTTGATATTCATGCACTGCGTCACACGTTTGGTACACACTTGAGCAAGGCAGGCGTAGCACCCCGCGTTGCCCAGGCCGCAATGAGGCATTCATCGATCGATCTGACAATGAATATTTATACAGACCCGACACTTTTGGATGTTGCCGGAGCCATAAATGCCCTGCCGAAGTTTACAGCTTCGCAATCAAACAGTGCCAAGATAGCGTAA